GACGCTCTGGGAGCAAAGCTGGACGAGGCGAAGCAACAAATTCAGAACGCCGACCGTGTGAAGCTCCAAATTGAACAGGCCAAAACGCAGAAAAAGCACGTTGCCGAACTGCAGGACCAGCAGAAAAAAATTGCTGCCGACCTCGGTAAGTGGGAAAAAGCTGTTGCACTCTGCGAAGAGCACGTTAAAAAGCAGGCACATGCGCTGGAAACAGCAGTCAACGGAAAATTTAAGGTTGCGCAGTTCCGTATGTTCCAGATACAGAAAAACGGCGAGGAAGCCGAATGCTGCGATGTGGTTTATCCGAACGGCTCAACAAATCTTTCCACAGGTGAACGGCTACAGACCGGCATCGATATTATTAACACGCTTTCGAAATATTACGGCGTAAATGCTCCAATCTGGATTGACAATGCCGAAGGAATCACCCTGCCGGTCGAAACCGATGCGCAGGTTATCCGGCTGGTTGTTTCTGAGAAAGACGAAAAATTAAGAATCGAGGTATCTGATATATGAGCGTCAAAGACGATTTTCTTAAAATTTATACTGAAAGTATTCACCGCGACGGTGCGGACAAACTGCTCGAATGGCTAAAAGGCTCCGACTTCTTCACGGCGCCGGCAAGCGCAAAATACCATGGCAACCATGAAGGCGGGCTGTGCGAGCACAGCATGAACGTATGGCACAGGCTGTCGCAGGAATGCGATGCAAGCGCCGAGACAACCGCTATCTGTGGTCTCCTTCATGATGTTTGCAAAGTCAATTTTTATACCGCTTCCACTCGAAATGTAAAAAACGAATCTACCGGCCAGTGGGAGAAGCAGCTGTTTTACAAAGTTGACGACAAAGTCCCTTATGGCCATGGTGAAAAATCCGTTTACATAATCAGCGGATTCATGCGTCTGACCCGTGAAGAAGCGTTTGCAATTCGGTTTCATATGGGCGATTATGCCGACAAAAATACGCCGAAAGCATTCAGCATGTTCCCTCTTGCGCTAATGCTGCACATCGCAGACCTTGAAGCTACTTTTATTGATGAAAAAGAAGGTAATTAAAATGGCTAATAGTTCTCTTGCAGTTCTTTCAGATGTTACAAAGGCTGTTTCAACACAGATGCGCGGATACCTGTCAAAAGGTACTTTGCAGCTTCCGGTAAGCTACTCCGCCGAAAACGCGCTGAAGGCCGCGGCGCTTATGCTGCCGCAGGTCAAAAACAAAGACGGTATTCCGGTGCTTAAATCATGTACTCCTGACAGCATTAAATCGGCGCTCCTGTCCATGTGCATACAGGGGCTGAACCCCAATAAGCACCAATGCTATTTTATCGCTTACGGAGAGCGTCTGACGCTTCAGCGCAGCTATTTCGGTGATATTGATGTAGCAAAACAGATAGACCCATCAATAGAGGACATATTCGCGTCTGCAGTGTTCGAAGGCGATAAATTCGAATACACAATTAAGCATGGTAAAGTTGTGGAAATCAACCACCAGCAGAAGCTTGAAAATAAAGACAAGCCTGTTATTGCAGCCTATGCAACTATCGTGTACCGTGACGGGCGCGAAATCTCCACAGTAATGACGTGGAAGCAGCTGCTGCAGGCCTGGTCACAGTCATCTACGCACCCCGTGAAAGACGGCAAACTGGACCCCAAAAGCACGCACGCAAGATTCACGGAAGAAATGGCAAAGAAAACAGTCACACACCGTGTCTGCAAGCCCATTATAGACAGCTCAAGCGATAAAACGCTGCTTGTAAATTTTGCTCAGCACGCCGATGACGACGCCGACAAGGCGGATGCAGACGAAGAAGCCGAAAACGCAAATCAGGAATATATAGACACGGAAGAAGTCCCCAAAGGTGTAGACCCTGAAACCGGAGAAGTAAAAGAGCAGAAAGAAGCTGAACCGTTTTGAAAATTCAGATTATTGGTTCTGGTAGCTCCGGAAACTGTTACCGCATATCAGACGGGCAAACTGCGCTCTTAATTGAGTGCGGCCTGCCGGTTAAAAAAATTAAAGAAGGCTGCGATTATAACCTGTCTGAAATTTCCGGATGCATTGTAACCCATGAGCATAAAGACCATTCCCTGGCTGTCAATGATCTGATGAAATCCGGCGTCAACGTTTTCATGACGGAGGGAACAGCCCGGGCGTGCAATGCTCAAACATACAGGCTGAAACTCTGGCACCGCGACGGCACAGACAAAATTGGGCTGCCGTTTTATCACACGGGGCGCATCGGCACTTTTGCAGTCAAACCGTTTGCGGTGCATCACGATGCGGCAGAATCGGTAAATTACCTCATAGAGAGCAAAGCGACAAACGAAAGGCTGCTGTTTGTGACCGACACTCAGTACATTGACTATCGTTTTTCCGGCTTAACGCACATCATGGTAGAAGCAAATTTTTCAGATGACGCACTCGCGGAGCCTGAAAATGCCCCGCGCCGGCACCGCCTCCGCCGCTCACACATGAGCATCGATAAATGTATCGGCCTGCTTAAAGCTAACGACTTGTCACAAGTGCAGGAAATATGGCTGATTCATCTTTCAAGCAGCAATGGCGATGCGGAAGAATTCAAACACCGCGTGCAGGAAGCCACAGGGGGCGAGGTGCATATCGCATGAATCAGCTGCGGCCTTATCAAACAGATCTCATAAGCCGCACAAGGCAGGCATATCGCGCCGGACATCAGGCGCCGCTCATCGTCTTACCATGCGGCGGGGGCAAGAGTGTTATCGCGGCGGAAATGGCACGCAAGGCGACCGAGCGCGGAAACCGGGTGCTCTACATCGTCCATCGGCGGGAGCTCTGCGATCAGATCGACCGGACCTTTCGGGGCTGGGGCGTGGATATGCGCTACTGCAAAATCGGAATGGTGCAGACAATCTGCCGGCGGACGCAAAAAATTCACCCGCCCAGACTGATTATTATTGACGAATCCCATCATGCCCTTGCCCACAGTTACCGTAAAATATTTGATGCCTTTCCGGATGCCCAGCGTATCGGGATTACGGCCACTCCCTGCCGGCTGAACGGCGGAGGCCTTGGAGATGTCAATGACAAGTTGATTATTGGTCCGAGCACAAAATGGCTGATTGAGCACCAATATCTCGCACCATATGAGTATTACGCGCCTACAGTTGCTGATATGACCGGGATACACACAGTGCACGGCGAATATGTCACCGACGAAGTCGTTAAAAAACTCGGCCAGTCTAAAATCTACGGCGACGTTATCAGCTATTACAGGCAGCTTGCGAACGGGCAGCAGGCCATTTGCTACTGCGCATCAATCGAACACAGTAAGAATATGGCCGCACAGTTTCGGGCAGCGGGAATCGCCGCCGAACATATCGATGGAAAAACGCCAAAGCAGGAACGGGCAGATATTATTGCACGGTTCCGGTCTGGAGAAATAAAAATCCTATGCAACGTGGACTTAATTTCCGAGGGGTTCGACGTCCCCGACTGCAGCGTGTCAATTCTTCTCAGACCGACGAAGTCTTTGACGCTTTATATCCAGCAGTCAATGAGATGCATGAGATATCAACCAGGCAAGCATGCAATTATCATTGACCATGTTGGAAACTACGCGAGATTTGGCTTACCGGACATGGACAGGCAGTGGAGCTTAGAACCAAAGAAAAAATCAGCTAAAAAGCGAGAACAGCCTGACTTTAAAATCAGGCAATGCCCCAAATGTTTTTATACCCACGAGTGGGCACCTGCGTGTCCTCACTGCGGATATGTTTATCCGGTGAAGGAACATACAATCGAGGAAATCAAAACAGCGCATTTGGAACAAATAAAGGGTATCGTGCTGGATTACACAACGCCAGACGACTGTCAAACAATGGAGGAATTACAAGCCTATGCGAAAAAAAGAGGATATAAACCCGGGTGGTGCTACTTCCAAGGCCGTCGCCGCGGAATCATATGAATCCGATATTCAGAACCGAATCCGCGTTGCCCTATCTGATTATGGCTGTGTTTTCAGAACAAATGCGGGCGATTTCTGGCAGGGGGAAAAGGTTTATTCACAGGAATTTAAGCAACCTGTTTTAATTCATTTACGCCGCATCTGCGGCCTGCCGAAAGGCTTTTCCGATTTACTATTCTGCGGGTATGACGGCCGCACAGCGTTTATTGAAGTCAAACAAAGCCACGGAAGAATCAGAAAAGACCAGATAGAATTTTTAAATCTTATGTGTTCTTACGGCTATGCAGCAGGGATTGCACGCAGCCCTGAAGATGCATTGAAAATCGTGAAAGGGGAAATTTAAATGTTTACAATCGACCACAGTCAGGCTTCTTCCGGCGAGCTGCCGGAGGGCGAGTACGAATGCATCGTAAGATACGCAGGCGAAAGTGTTACAACATACAACAAAACTCCATATATAAACGTCACGCTTGTTGTCCGCAACGATGTCAAACAGCCATGCCAGAACCAATCAATCCGGCATAGCATCTGGCATAAAAAAGAGCCGTCGCAGGCTGACCTATCCTGCGGCGGGTACAGCTTTAAACAGATTCAAACATTGTCAAAAGCACTCGGATTACAAAATGGAAAATCGTATGAGAACCTCGAAGATTGGTGCGACGACTTAACAAACAAACCTGTCCGAATCACCGTCGAAAAAGAAACATACGAAGGCAAAACGCACAGCCGGGTAAAGTGGTTAAACGAAACAAAAACTAAAGACTGCCACCACGTGTGGAAAGATGAGGAACCCGACGATGATACACCAGCAGATAAGAAATCCGAAAAATTTGAGGAAGTTAAAACACAGTCCGACGACGACCTTCCGTTTTGAGTGAGGCAGATATGCAAAAATATGAACATATACCGCAGGAACTCCGCAAGCTCCGGAACTGGTGCTGCTGGCAGGCCGTTCCGGATTCGGGGCGCCCGGGGAAAATCAAAAAAATACCGATTAACGCAAAGACTGGCGGACAAGCTCAGTCAAATAATCCGGAAACGTGGTGTGATTTTGGCACCGCTGTGACGGCTTCTGAACACTTTTCAGGCATCGGTTTCATGTTTACCGGCTCAGGTTTCTTCGGCGTGGATATTGATGGTGTAGAGGGCGCAATAGAGGATTACAGGCATGGTGAGACAGACAATATCGTCGGCGAGTTTATCTATGGCCTTCAATCCTACGCCGAGTTTTCCCAATCCGGTCACGGTATCCACATCATCTGCCGCGGTCATTTGCCTCCCGCCGGAAGGCGGCGGAAAAATGTTGAGATGTACGATTCGGGCAGATTTTTCATTATGACGGGAAAATATGCTTCCGAATTCGCCGATATTGCGGATTGTACAGAGAGTATAAAGCCCTTACATGAAAAATATATCGGAGGCGGAACGGAACCGACGACCGGAATTGCCCCTCCTGCCCCACTTAACCTGTCAGAAAGCGAGATTATACATCTCGCCGAAGATTCTAAACAGGGTGACGCTTTCCGCACACTGTACGCTGGCAAATGGGAAACAATTTACACATCTCAGTCGGAAGCAGACCTCGGCTTTTGCAATATGCTTGCTTTCTGGTGCCGGAAAGACGAGCGCATGATGGACAGGATATTCCGCAGCTCCGGTCTGATGCGTGAGAAATGGGACCGGAAACAATCTGGCACTACATACGGCAAAATCACGCTGCAGAAAGCAATTAAGGGCTGTCAGCGTACTTATGAACCAAAGTCAGAATATCACATCGTTATTGGGCAGCCTGCAGCAAAACCGGAAAAAAAGAAACTCTATTCTTTCGACGATACCGGCAATGCGGAGCGCCTTGTAGATACATTTGGCAAGCAAATACGGTACAGCTATGTAAATAAGTCATGGCTGTATTATGACGGCCGCAAATGGTGTTTTGACGTTACCGGCGCCATACACCGCATGGCCGATGAAATCGTTGAGACAATGCGCGACGATGAGGATTACTTTGTCCAAAACGCGCCTGAAAGCTGGGGCGATACAGAAGCCGTCGAAAAGAATTTTATGAAGCATTTGAAACAGTCCCGCTCAAACCGCGGAAAAGAAAATATGGTAAAGGAATCTCAGCACCATGTGCCAATTACGCCCGACCAGCTGGACACGCATAAAACGCTTCTGTGCATGCCAAACGGCATTATCAACCTCAAGACCGGCGAACTGCAGCCGCACGACCGGCAAAAATTTATTACAAAAATTACGCGCTGCGAGTACACCGATAAAATTGACCACCCGCTGTGGGATTCATTCCTCGAAAGCACGTTCGGCGGCGACCGTGACCTGATTCATTACATACAAAAAGCCGTCGGCTATTCCCTTACCGGTTCAACGCAGGAGCAATGCGCTTTTTTCTGCTACGGTACAGGCCGGAATGGCAAGTCAACATTTCTCGAAACAATCAGCGACGCGCTCGGTGATTATGCAACAAATATCCAGCCTGAAACGATTATGGTCAAGCCCGGTACCAGTGGACCGACAAGCGATATTGCCCGGTTAAAAGGTGCCCGGTTTGTCACCTGCTCCGAACCGAATGAGGGCGTGCGCCTGAACGAAGGTCTTATTAAGCAGCTCACCGGCGGCGACAAGGTTACCGCAAGCCGAAAGTTTGAAAACGAATTCGAGTTTTATCCAGAATTTAAGCTCTGGATGTCCACAAATCACAAGCCCGTAATTCGTGGGACTGACGTCGGCATCTGGCGCCGCATCTGCCTTATACCGTTTACGGTCTGCATACCCGATGACAAAGTCGATAAGCGCTTAAAATACAAACTTGAGCGAGAATTACCAGGTATATTAAAATGGGCCGTCGATGGCTGCCTGATGTGGCAGAGAGAGGGCTTAGAGCAGCCGGACGCTGTAAAACAGGCTACCGCCGAATACCGCTCAGAAATGGACGTTATCAGCGCGTTTATCGCAGAGTGCTGCACTACTGACGGCGAGAGTACAGAGAGGGCAAAAGACCTGTTTCAAACATACGCAAAGTGGGCGAAAGAAAATAATGAATATGAAATGAAGTCGACAAAGTTCGGAATTGAGCTAAGTAAAAAATTTGATAAATATCATGCCAAAGATGGCTGGCACTATCGCGGCATTGCGCTATCTGATAATTTCAAGCCATATAAGGTAAATTTTAGGAATTAAAGTGACGAGTTGGGTGACGGGTTGGGAATGACAACAAATTCAGCAACCATGCGGTGTAAGCCCATAAAAACAGCCCTTCCTATTTTCATTTTTAGTACCTCTATATAGGAAAAAATAGAATATATATATAAAGGTATAGGGAAAAAATGAAAAAATAGGGCAAAAAAGTGCCTTGAAGCCGCATACAGCCTAAATAAATTGAATATTGCAGGTCGTCACTATCCCGTCACCAAGAAAGGAAGCATAAATTTCAATGAAAAAGTTATATTTTTCCAGAATTACAGAGCTGTCAAAAAGCACGCTTCGTGTGGATTTGCCGGAAAGCGTAAAGGCAAAATTTGAAATGCTGCCGGATAAAAGCAGCGGGAGGAAAAATCGACATGAAACTGAGTGACAAATTATCCGTCCGCTGTTATGGCAAGATTACCCGTACAGGCCGTGTTATTTACATACACCCTGATAATATTTTTGCGGTGCTTGAATTTGAGGGCGCCGGCGGAAACTGGCGGGAAGCGGTTATGCTGCAAAGACAGGAAGCGAGGAGACGATTAAATGCCGAGCAAACGTGATTTGAAGCTTGACGAGTACAACATTGGAAAGTATGCCTACCGCGAACTACATAACTTCTGCCTTCAGTATCCCTACAAAAAGCAGCGTTTGGCGGATCTGCGAAGTCCGTACCATTCGCCGCAAGTCACGGGCTTACCACACGGAAACGACGTAGGGCAGCCAACAGAGGACAATGCAGAGCGGGCGGCTAATTTATCGCATGACTGCGAAATAATCGAACAGGCGGCAATACAGGCAAGCGCAGAGGATTACCAATGCATTATTTTAGCGGTAACACAGGATATGCCATGGTATTATTTGCGGGCGATATACGGATTGAAAACATATGAGAAAGGATTTCGAAGTGAAATGCACCGATTTTATTATTTCCTTGCAAAGAAGAAGAAAATAATTTAAATAGCCGTTCTGAGGACGCTTTTTTGTGATTTAATGGTAGCATGGAAGTTCGAAAGAGAGCTTCCATACCGCCCGCCTGAGGCGGTAATATCAGGCTGATAAACCTCCTTTCTTTTTCCATAAGGCGCCGTCCAGCGGTACGGGCGGCGCCGATATGCGGCATAATTTGACGTGACTTGGGGAACGTTGCTCACAGTCCATCTGCGCGCAAGATGCAGGCTGGGGAGCGTGTGCGGGGTTCGAATCCCTGATGCCGCTTATATGTCACCGGGCACGGAATCAGCCGGGGCCTAGCAGGCCGGACCTGCGGGTGACACCAAGCAGCCGGGAACAGACCGGCGTTTTGAATATTCCAGCGTATCGCTTCGGCGGTGCGCTTTTATTATGCCTGGGAGGTAACGCAAGCGATGTTTGGGAGACGATGGAGTTATTCATGCTGGAAATGCAGGGCAACATACAGATTCAAAAATAAA